CAAACAATCTGAAAGCTTCTAACACAGCTACAGATATTGTTGCTTTCGTAGCAGATGACCCGTATGAAAGATTCGAAGTTCAATCGAATAACGCAGCTGCTTCAGCGCAGACTGATGTATTCATGAACGCCGACATCGCGTACACAGCAGGTGATTCAGCTAACTACGTTTCAAAAGTAGAATTAGATGATTCATCTCTAAGTACGACTTCAGGTCAACTTAAAATAATGGGAGTGTCAACAAACATTGATAACAACGATTTAGCATCAGCTAATACTAACTTTGTTGTTTCAATTAACGAGCACTTCTACAAAGCCGCAGTAGCGGGAATATAATAGGAGAATAGGAGATAAAAAATGGCTATATCACGAGGACAACTAGTTAAAGAACTAGAACCCGGCCTGAATGCACTATTCGGCCTGGAATATAAACGTTATGAGAATCAGCATGCTGAGATATATGTAACAGAAACTTCAGACAGAGCGTTTGAAGAGGAAGTTATGTTATCAGGTTTTGCAAATGCAGCAGTTAAACCAGAAGGATCTGCAGTAACTTTTGACACAGCTCAAGAGACTTACACAGCTAGATACACTATGGAAACAGTTGCGCTTGCATTCGCGATCACTGAAGAAGCGATCGAGGATAACTTGTATGACAGACTTGCTTCTAGATATACAAAAGCACTTGCTAGATCTATGGCAAATACTAAACAAGTTAAAGCAGTTGATCCATTGATCAATGGTTTACCTTCAGTTGGAACATTCACTTCTGGTGACGGTTCTTCTCTGTTTGCAACAAACCACCCAACAATAGCTGGGACTGTTTCTAACACATTAGCAACACAAGCAGACCTTAATGAAACTTCATTAGAGCAATCTTTAATAGACGTAGCTCAAATGACAGATGAAAGAGGTTTGAAAATTGCAGCAAGAGGAGTGAAAATGATCGTTCCTTCTGAGCTTCAATTTACTGCTGAGAGATTAATGAAATCTCAAGGTAGAACTTCAACTGCTGATAACGATATCAACGCAATCGTATCTATGGGTATGGTTCCACAAGGTTACAGAGTTAATAACTTTTTAACTGACACGGACGCGTTCTATCTAATCACAGATGTGCCTAATGGTATGAAGTATTTCGAAAGATCACCAATCAGAACAGCAATGGAAGGTGATTTCGATACTGGAAACGTAAGATACAAAGCGAGAGAAAGATACAGATTTGGTGTATCTGACTATCGTGGAATATTTGGCGTTGAAGGTGCTTAATAACTAAATAATTTTTTGAGGCGGACACAGTTCCGCCTCAATTATAAAATAGAAAGAAAAAATGAAACAATTTCTAGTAAATATCTGGGCCTACGATCATCACGCTAAATTTAGCGTTTTATCAGAAGATAACCCAGCCTCACTAGAACAAGCTATAGTTGACAAACTGGGAGAAAAAAGTATAGTTTGGGAAACAACGGGAATGTATGGACCGTTACACAGAATAACCTATGAGGAGGTTATAAATGGAACAGATGATGCAACACTTGAACGACCTTTATACACAGAAGAAGGGTCTAGATCTTCAGTGGGAGCAGGAACATCTTAAAGAGGGTAGATATACTCTCAATATGGTTAGAATAGACCGACAGGTTAAAGAAATTCTAAGTCATATTAAGTTAGCAGAAGCAAAAAAAGAGCATCTGCAAAACAAAATAGATGAGGCAGCTCCTCAAGTTTCAGTAGCTACTTAATAAAAGCTACATCGTTGGAAAAATTCAATCCACATCACAGGCTCTCTTGCACTCTACTAAAATCTAGTATATAATTTTATCACTATACAATTAATTAGAACATAGACCCGTATAGTGGACGGCCTAGAGACTATGTTCGGAAAACTAGGAGGATATAATTATGGCAGGAACACACTTTAGAAACCCGGTAATGTTTGCGGGGTTATCTAATAACACTAAATGGTTTAAGGATTTACCAGTAGACAATAATCCTAACTTTGTATGTTATAAAGACGATTTTATTTATAACACACTACCAGCTTCAGAATGGTCAACATCTATTGCAGATGGTGGAGCATCAGCTGGAATATCTAACGAAGTTGGTGGAGCAGTAACTTTAACATCTGCTAACACTACAGACAACAACGGAATTGCTTTAGTAAAAACGCAAAACAGCTTTCAAGCTGTAGCGGAAACTACAGACAGTTCTGGTGCTGTTACTAACCCAGGTACAGTTATTTGGTACGAAGCGAGAATTAAAAATAATGACGCTAACGCTACTGACTATGGTACTGGATTATGTGAAACTTTCGTTGGAACTTCAGGATGGAGATCTGCTAACAGAATCTCTATTGAGTCTAACAACGGTGAACAGTTCTACAGATTCGTAACAAGAAATGCTGCTGGAACAAACCAAGTTCAATACTCATCATACACTATCACTGATGATGGTTATGACACTGTAGGTTTCAGAGTTGACAAAGCAGGAAAAGTTGAGTTTTTTGTTAACAGAGCTTTAGCAGCTACTGTTACGTCAAACATCAACACTGACGACATGCAAATGTTTGCAGCTTCTGTATCAGCTTCTGCAGCCGGACAAAGAGTAACAACACTAGATTATATTACTGCAACTCAGAACAGAAATGCTTCTGAATTGATTGGTAAAATCTAATAACTAAATTGAGTGTGGGCCTCCGGGCCCACATAAAATTTTAAGGAGAAAATAGAATGGCGACATTTGGATCATCGCAAGATATAAGTAGCAGTAACGTAACAACTGAAACAAAAACAATTCAATCTGGAAGAACTAGAGTCTATGGAGTTTTTTTAGATAGTGGAACAGCTAGTGGTGACTTTCATCTTAGAGATGGAGGAGCTGCTGGAACTTTAAAATTTAAATGTAAAACACCTGCAGCAATAGGTGGGATTACTATAAATTTTCC